TTCTTCAAGAGGATGATAGTCGCATAATGCTCGAACAGGTTTAAACTACTTGCAAAGGTGTTTCGTTAACTTGTAAATGGCTGATTTAAAGATAACTGCGTTACCCGCATTAGTTGAAGCGGGTGTGCAAGCTGTTGATGTTCTCGCACTTGCTGACCTGAGTGCAACTGAAACAAAAAAGGTCACTGTTAAAGATCTTGTTGCTGCGGGTGTTGCTTTAATTGATGATGCAGACATACCTGGAGCCAAGGTTGGCACGTTAGGAACAAATCAAGTTGCAACTGGAGCGATACAGGATGGAGCTGTTAGTAATGTCAAGCTTGCAAATTCAAGTATCTCTCTTGGCGGTATCAGTATTGCTCTTGGGGGTACAGATGCTACTCCTGCTTTTAACTTGGCAGATGCAACTGGATATTTAACAACAAACTTAAGCGGAACAATATCTAATGCTCAACTTGCAGGAAGTATTGCAGGAACAAAGTTATTAGACACAACAATTACTTATGCAAAATTAAGCCTTAGTGATGGAGATATTCCTGGTGCAAAAATTGCAACAGGCGGAATAACTGCAACTCAATTAGCAACCAACTCCGTAACTGCTTCTGAACTTGCTGATGATGCTGTTGATACTGCTGCAATAGCTGATGGGGCTGTTGTTGCTGCGAGTATTGCTGCAAATACAATTACTGCGGATCAAATTGCTTCAAATGCAATTACAGCAACCGAATTGGCTGACAATGCTGTAGATGCAGGTGCTATTGCTGCTGATGCCGTAACGACAGTAAAAATATTAGATGCAAATGTAACTGCTGGAAAATTAGCTGCAAATTTACCTGGAACAATTCTTGCAACAGGAGCAATTGGTTCTACTCAACTTGCTGCAAATTCTGTAACTGCTACAGAACTGGCAGACAACGCTGTGGATAGTGGGGCTATAGCAGCTTCAGCCGTAGTTGATGCAAAAATTGCTAGTGGAATTGGTGGAGCAAAAATCACTGATGGAACGATCACAGCAGCGAAATTAGCAACAGCAAATATTGATAGATCGCTAAATGTATCTTCAGGAAATCTTGGAATTAATAACACAGTTACAGCCGCTACTCGTTCTGGTATTACATACAACGCTCAAGGCTTAATCACTGGAACGGTTGCTCTTGCTGCTTCTGATCTTCCTCTAGCTACAACCAGTGCTGTCGGTGGTGTTTCGGTTGGTACTGGTTTAGCTGTTACTGGAGCTGGTGCATTATCTCTTTCTAATAGCGTTACTGCTGCAACAATTTCTGGGATAACTTATAACGCTCAAGGTCAAATTACTGCAACAACAGCTTTAGTTGCTAGTGATCTTCCTGCTGCAACGACCTCTGCTAAAGGTGCAGTTTTAATTACTTCTGGCGGAGGAATTTCTGTTGATGGGTCAGGTGCTATTTCAACTTCAACAAGTGGAATAACTGCTGGCACTTATACAAAAGTAACTATCAATAGTAAGGGCGTTGCAACTGCTGGAGCTTCTTTAGTTTCTGGAGATATACCTGATTTATCTGCAACAAAACTAACGTCTGGAACGTTAAATATTGGACGGTTTGCTACCAACTCAATACTAGGATCAAAATTTGCAGATTCTTCTGTTTGTCAATTTACTGGTGCTCAATCTACTTCTGGAGTTGTTACCTTCCCAACCGCAGAATTTAAAGGCCAGTTCTTCTATGACCTAACGAATGATGATCTCTATGTGTATGACGGATCAGCGTTCCAGCCAGTAACAATTACATCTGGTGAGATTATTTATGCAGGTAACTATAGAGCTGATACAAATAAAATTACATCGTTAACAGCAGCAGGAACCGCACAAGGATTCACTCAAAACGCTGCACTTCAAGCTGCTTCAGCCGCCAACAATCGTTACTACTTTGTATGTGATAAGTCAGGAACAGGAACTTCACCAGCTCCTACGGTAACAATCAATCCTCCTGACATGATCCTAAGTAATGGATCTACTTGGGAAAAGCTTGATATTTCAAACTTTATTGCTGGTCAAGTTGCTTCAAATATTGGAGTTACAGCTACAGGAGGTATCCAAAATACTAACGTTCAGTCTGTTTTAGAAGAATTAGATACAGAAAAATTAAATCTTACTGGTGGAACGTTAACTGGAAACTTAAATCTAAATCAAAGTTCAAGCATCATCTTCGAAGGCTCAACACCTGATGACTTTGAGACAACATTAACTGTTATTGATCCCACTGCTGATAGAACTGTAAGTCTTCCAAATGTCACAGGAACCTTAGTTAGTACTGGTGATACGGGAACAGTTACAAGCACAATGATTTTAGATGGAACAATATTAAATGCTGATATAAACGCTTCTGCTGCAATTGCTTTAACAAAACTTGCAAACGTAACTGCTGCTCACATTATTGTTGGTAATGCTTCAAACGTTCCAACAGCCGTAGCAATTACAGGAGATATAAGTATTTCAAATGCAGGTCTTGTTGCTATTACTGCTGATTCGATTGTTAATGCTGATATTAAGAGTGATGCTGCAATTGCTGGATCAAAGATTGTTGCAGGAACTACTTCTGTTGTTGGTGTTGTTCAATTAACAGATAGTGCAGCTTCTAGTTCAACAACTACGGCTGCCACGCCTGCGGCGGTGAAGGTAGCTAAAGATGCTGCTGATGCTGCTGCCACCACTGCTAATGCTGCATTACCTACAACTGGTGGAACACTGACAGGAAATTTGATTATTGATGATGAGAAGGAATTAAGGTTTACAGAAGAAGATGCGAATGGATCTCATTACATAGCACTAAAGGCGGCGGCGGCTCTTGCGGCTGATGTAACATTAACTCTTCCAGCCGTTGCCCCTACAACTGGTCAAGTTTTAAAAGCTGGTTCTACAGCCACGACTCTTGAGTGGGCTGCTGATAGTGCAACTGACTCGACAAAAATGCCGCTTGCTGGTGGCACGTTTACAGGAGACGTTACCTTCACAGGAGATAGCAGTGATGGGTTATGGGATAAGTCAGCTAGTGCGTTTGTTGCAAACCTAACTGGAAACGTCACAGGTAATGTTTCTGGAAGTGCTGCAACGGTTACGGGTGCTGCTCAATCTGCAATTACTTCTGTTGGAACGCTTACTGGTTTAACTGTAAATGGTGATGTCACTCTGACAGGTGCAACATCTAGTGTTGTATGGGATAGATCAGATAACGCTCTTGAATTTGCTGATAATGCTAAGGCTATTTTTGGAACTGGATCAGATTTCGAGATTTATCATAGTAGTGCAGACGACTCTGCTGTTATAAAAAATAATAGCGATACTGGTTTTTTACGAATACTTTCTGGAGACACAGATAGTAGTGGTATCTTGCTGAAGAACGCAAATGATGATGTTACTTATTTAAGAGCTAAAAACCATGATGGAGTAGAGCTCTATTTTAATAGTAGTGTAAAGTTTGAGACAACAAATACAGGAGCAACGCTAACAGGAACCTTAGTTTCTGATGGTTTAACAGTCGATACAAATACACTTCACGTTGACGCTACAAATAATCGGGTTGGTATTGGGACGACAAGTCCTGCAGGAAAATTAAGTGTTCATAACACTGATGATGCAAATATAAATGTATTTGATAATGGCAATATGTCAGGTAGTTTTTCTCAATCATCTACTGGTGATGGAACATTAGGAGTTAGAAAGAATGATGGAACATTAAGTGTATTTTTTAGATCTAATGGTATTTCTTATATAAATGGTGGAAACGTAGGTATCGGTACCACAAGTCCTGACGCACAATTAGAAGTCTCATCCAGTTCATTTAGTACAGAAATAAAAATCTCAACAAGTGATTTACAGGATGCTGTTGGGAATGTACACGGTCAATTAGTTTTTGAAGGCAGAAATAGTAGTGGAACAGTATATGAATCTGCACAAATTCAATCAATCTGTGAGAGTAGTACTGGTACTAGAAGGGCTGGATTAGGATTTCTTACTGCTGGTTCAACTCCAGGAAACCTTACAGAAAAGCTAAGAATTACTAATGAGGGATACCTCTTATTAAGAACTGGTACCACTGCTTCTAGCGCTCTAAATGGAGGATTTGCCAGTGCTTTGCAGGTAGAAGGAACATCCGCTTCTGGTTCAAGTATTTCACTTGTAAGAAATAGTGATAATGCTCATCCTCCATACTTAAATTTTGGCAAGTCAAGAGGAACTGCTCCAGGGTCCAATGTTAATACAGTGAATGATGATGGGCTTGGTTCAATTAATTTTCACGCTGCCGACGGTAGTGACTCTTATAACGCTGCTGCCTCAATTAGAGCACATCTAGACCATGACTCAGGTAATAATGATTCACCAGGAAGACTTTCATTCTGGACAACACCCGATAGTAGTACTTCACCTTTAGAAAGATTAACTATTAAAAATGGTGGAGACGTAGAAGTAAAAACTGGAAATCTAAAAATAGGAACGGCTGGTAAAGGTATTGACTTTAGTGGTGCTAGTTCTGGTCAGTCTGGTGTTAGTTCATTAGTTCTTGATGCATATGAAGAAGGAACTTGGACCCCAAATACACAACACGGGCCAACTAGGACAAAATATCAAGGGCATTATACAAAAATAGGGGATACGGTTCATGCTTGGTTTGTCTTTGATTTCGCAGGGCAAACTGATGGAGGGAGTGGTCATGTCCACATAAGTAATTTGCCTTTTAATATTTTAAATGCAACTGCTAATTCACCAGAGAACGGTGCGTCTGTTGGTGCTATAGCGTGGGGATATTTGAATTATGGATCAACTCTTTCATGTTTCTTTAGTAGAGATACAGATGATGCTTATTTTTATACAGAGGCAGGTGGTACTTTAACAGGTGCTAATTTAAATGGAAAATATATTGAAGGATGTGCCATCTATAAGACTGCAACTTAACTTTAGACCGTTAGCACGTCTTTAAACTACGCCATAAACCTGTTTCGTTCGGAGAACGTCCCTAAATGGCATTAGCTGAATCAATTGAATACGACAAAATTGAAGTCGTAG